GATTTTTAAAAGAAGATTTTAAACCCATTTTCCCTGATTTGTACCAGCCAGGGGTAGTGGGAGTGGTATTTGAAAACAACACCGTTAAGTTTAGCCCACTAACCAGGCAAACGGTAATTATTACTGGCCCCAAACCACATGCATTTTTGTGTGAAATTTGCGACCAAAAAGGCATTGACCCGGAAACCCTGGAAACCCGGAAAAATACTGATGGCAGTATTAGCACCTGGTTTAAATAACCCAGCCCCAGCACCAGCAACACCCCCCCCAGTTGAAAAATTGGGGGTTTTTTTTTGCCCCATACCTTTACACCCACTATGGTTAAACTATCCACCTATTTCATTAACGGGGAAAACCCCCGACAGATAAAAGATGAAAAATTCAGGCAATTAATGGGCAGCCTGCACAATTTTCCCCAAATGATGGAACTTAGGCCCATTGTAGTGGATGAAAATAATATGGTACTGGGGGGAAATATGAGGTACAGGGCCCTGGTGGAAATGGGAGTGGTGGAAGTACCCGACAGCTGGATAAAACGAACCAGTGAACTAACAGCCGACCAAAAAAGGGAGTTTATTATAAAAGATAACGCCACATTTGGGGCCTGGGATTGGGATATATTGGCAGATACCTGGGAGGCAGAGCAGCTGGAAGCCTGGGGCCTGGATATACCCGATTTAACCGGCAAAAAGAAAGTAGAATTTAATGCCAGCACCACCCCGGATTTTACCATTAACCTGGTGTACAATAGTGAGGAAAATTATAACCTGGTAAAAAACAAACTGGCCAAAATAGCCGCCACCCCGGAAGAGGCAATATGGAAACTATTAACCCACTGGGATAACTTAAAACTGATTGATAACGGTAAAGCCATTTTAAAACAATAAACCTTTTTTTATGCCTGGGGGTTACCAAAAAATAAGGCCTGCAGATGGCAGAGCCCCATTTACAAAAGAAAACCAGCCACCAAACAGGGGGAGGAAGAGCACAAAAATTTTAACCGATTTACTAACAAAACAATTGAAGAGTAAAAAGGATATTATGGTAACTGGTATTGACCCCCTAACAGATAAACAAATTACCATACGGGTACCCATGCCCACCAGGGAGGTTATTATAGGGGCCCTATTGAGGCAGGCCGCAAAGGGTAACCTGATGGCCATAAAGGAAATTTTTGATAGGACAGAGGGCAAAGCCATGCAACCAGTGGAAATTGAGGATGGGTTACACATTCATGTAACCAGGATATAAAAGCCCCCCAGGGATGAAAGAAAAAAGCGTTTATGTAACAATTGATAGGGATGTTTATTTACCCTGTTTTCAGCACCTTTTAGATGAAAATGATATTGATATTGAGTTAATATGGGGAGGACGCGACAGTGGCAAAAGTAAATTTTTGGCCCAGCTGATGGTTGAAAGGGCCATGAAACCAAATTACTTTAGATGCCTATTGATTAAGGAAACCCACGAAAGTATTAGGGATGCCCAATGGCAAATGATTAAAGACACTGCAGAGCAGTGGAACGTTGAAAGGTTTTTTAAATTCACCACCGGCCTGTTAGGGATAACCTGTATTGCTGGGGGAACATTCCACCCCAGGGGGATGGATAACCCGGCCAAAATTCGTTCATTTACAAACCCCAGTGATGCCTGGGTGGAAGAGGGCAGCCAAATAAGTGAAGAGGCATTTATTACCCTTATTACCGGGTTACGTTCAGATTATGGCCCAGTTAAACTATGGATAACATTTAACCCGGAAGCCACCACCCCGGATTATAAAGATTTTTGGATTTATAAAATGTTTTTTGCCAAATACCCTGGCCAGGTAAATTTTACCGGAACCATTGAGTTAAAAATACCCACCCCAAATGGTGAAAAACTGATAAGGTTAAAATATAGGAGTACCCATGTAACATACCATGATAACCCCTATGTGAGCCCCCAGCGTGTGGCATTTCACGAAAGTTTAAAAGATACAAACTTTTACTGGTACCAGGTTTTTACCCTGGGTAAATGGGGTAACATTGAAAATGGGAGCCCCTGGGCATACTCATTTAACAGGGCCCGGCACGTTAGCAATGGCGTAACACTACCCCACCCTATTTTAAACAAAAACGAGCCTGTTTATTTATCATGGGATTTTAACCGAAACCCAATGACCTGCACAGTAATACAACATTACCGGCAAAAGATTAGAGTATTAAGAACCATACGCATACCTAAAAGCGGGGTTGATGGCATGTGCAAACACATACTGGAATTATACCCAGGGGCCCTGTTTATAGTAACCGGGGATTATAACGGGAATGCAGAAAGCAGCCTATTTGCAGAACAGGTTACCCACTACCTTTTAATAAAACAATACCTGGGCCTATCAGATAACCAGCTACAAACAAAACCAAACCCCAGGCAGGCCAAAAATTCCACCCACGTTAATACATGCCTGGCCTATTATGACATTGTAATACATGGCATTGATGCTGCAGCCCTGGTTTTTGACCTGGTGAATGTAAAAAGGAGGGCTGATGGTACCATTTTAAAACTGGATAGGGATGACCCCGCCCAGCAGGCTGATGCATTAGATACGTTAAGGTATTTTTTAAATACGTTTTTAGCCTGGTTTAAACCCGATGCAGGCAATTTAAAGGGAGTGCAGGTAAATGTATTGCCAGGGCCCGATTGGGAGCCCCTACAGCCCAATGGCCTGCAGCTGGCAGTATGCAGCACTATGTACCCGACCCGGAGGGGGCCAATGTTATACATGATGCCATTTATGCCATTAAAAATGGCCACCAGGTATTTTGCAGCAAATACGAATATTACGAAATGGTAAGGCCTGCACTTTTAAGCCATGCAGGGGAGTGGGCAGAGGATGGCCTATTAACCCAGGCCAGCCAGGCAGTAACAGAGGTTAAAAGATTAGACAACCATTTTACCAGCTGAAAAAAATAATTTATATTTTATTTGGTGTAATGATTTGTTTACACTTACTTTGTGGAAACAAATAAAAAAACCACCAGTTATGAATTACAAATTAATCGTAAAAGAAACCGGAAACAAAGCAGCCAAATTTAGTTACACCGTTATAGATGAAACCGGCAAAGTAATCAGCACCAGGAACAGCAACCGCGAATATGTGGCCTGCACTATTGGAGGCAGTTATTATTTTGGCAGGTTAGATTTAATCGGTAAAGGCGACCATGCCAGGCACGTTAAACACTGCATTGCAGCTGGAAAAGAACCGGCCCCGATAGCCTACAAATAAACAAACACCACCTGGGGCCCCGGCCCTGGGTTTTTTAAAACCAATAAAAAACAGCACCATGCCAAAGACAATTAATGTAAAAGTGAAAACAACAGAAATTTTTTTGATTGAAAAAAAAGATGATGAAGGGAAAAAAACCTATCAGATAACCGTAAATGGTGAAAATGCCTATTATGCCCCGTTTACTGATGAAACAAAGGCAAAGGCCGCCACGTTAGATGAAATATTATTGGCCCAAAAAGATAGCCGGGTTTATGTGGCCTGGCATTCAATAAAAGTTTAACCACAGGGCCCCAGGCCCTTTTTTTTATTACACCTATAAAAACACCACCATGAAAAAACCAACATTTAGAAACTGGCACCGGCCAGCCTATTGGTACAGAGCAAAGCCACAGGATTTAAATTTTGTTATGCCCCGTAAAGATGGCAATTGCCTGGAAATTAAAGCCACCAGCAAAGATGGCCAGGAAATAATTTTTAACCTGGATGAAGAGTTAACCAAATTGTTTTTATTACACCTGGATAAAAGTTATTTTGGTAAGAAAGTAACCAGGGAAATGTACGGATTACCTAAAGTTTAAAAACACCATTATGAAAACACTGATTTTTGAATTTCCCAAAATTTATGGCCTGGAATACCTGGAAAAAAAAGCCTACCAGGAAAAGGTTGAAAAAATTATACGCATAGAGGCCCCCAAATGTGGCCTGGAATGGAAAGCAGCATTTATTAATATTACCTGCAGCCAGGATGAAGGGAACGCCATACAGGCCACCCTATTTATGTTTTACCGGGTAAAGCCCTGGCATGATTTAATAGGAGCCGAAAAATAAAATAAAATTTATTTGGTGTAATGAATTGTTTACACTTAAATTTGTGTAACAAAAGCAAAAAACATGATACAGGAAATTAAAAAAGGGGATAGCGTTAGGTTTTCAGAACACCCTTTTAATTTAGAAATTAAAGGAGTGAGTGAAAAAGCCTTTTTAGTTGTTATTACTAATAACAGCTGGTTACACGAAAGTGCTAAAAGCGTTTGGGTGCCAAAAAGTTTATGTACTGTTTATGAAGTAAAAGCAGCTGGCACCGGGTTTACCCAATTTGGCAGCCTGTTTATGGTTAAAGATTTACCCACCTGGTTTGCAAAAAAAACTTTTTAATAAAACACCGGGGGCCTACCAGCCCCCATTTAAAACACCCCGTTATGGAACAAAAAACCGACCGCGAAAAAATTGCAGACATTTACAATGAGTTTCCATTTGAAAAAGTGCTGGCCTATATGGTATTAACAGGCTGGAAATGGAGGGATAAAACCCCCGACCTGGAAGAGATTAAAACAACGGCCTACAGTTGCCTGGATAGGGCATTAACTGAGGGAAAGCCGGAGGAAAGTTATAGTGGTGGCACTGGTGGGTTTTATGCCTATAGATTTAAATGGAGTGGTAAACTATTTTTTAAATTGGCCTTTGAACCCTGGCACAAAAGCAGTTATTAATTGCGTATTACAGGCCCCCCACCAGGGGCCTTTTTTTATGCGTAAAAAAATATTTTTAAAATTTATTTGGTGTAATTAAATTATTACACCTATATTTGTGTAACAAAACAAAAAGATATGAAAAACACGAAAAACACCCCAGCAGAAAACGCAGCAATTGAAATTTTAAAAAGTGAAAAAGAAACTTTGCCTAACAGGTTACGGCAATCATATAGAAATTTAATTGAAAAGGGAATAATTGAGCCAGTTTATAGA